GAGGATATTGAAAAGATACGCAAAGATATAAAGAAACGTAACGAAGGCGAAGTGATAATAAGCGACAAGCCTTTGAAGTTTGACCCTATGACTTTCCCAGTGCGCGACTTGATGTTATTTGAAGAAATGAACGCGGATAAATTAGCAATAATTGACGCATACGGATTGAATCAACACATGTTCGGACAAGGTGAAGGCGGAAAAGGATCTACATTCTCCAACGTGGAAATGGGTGAACGTCAAGCGTACAACTCGACAATCATTCCTGCAACTGAAATCTTGTACGATGAGATCACAAAACAAATCGGACTTGATAAAGATGGTTTGTATTTAGTTCCGGACTTCACACATATTTCGGTTCTAAAATCAGACGAAACAAAATCATCTGAATCACTATTGAAACGAGCTACGGCAGTCGAGAAAATCACTACAATATTGCCTACAATTAGCGAGGAAGAAAAACGCAAGTTACTAGGAATCTAATTTCGGGAGCATCGATTGAACAAATAGCGCGAATCCTGTAACGGCATCCGGTGCATCGTCATTCTTGTTTTTACCTTCTTTTTGGTAGTTTTTCAAATTGTGAATGAATTGCCCGTATTCGCCAATTTGACCTTCCAAGAATCTAAAACGTCTTAGCGCATAACTTGAATTCATGATGATTCTCGTCTCTTTGTTTTGATTGTTGATTACAGGAAGCAACTTCGTTTTAGTTTGCGCTCGTAACATCTTAATAAATATCGCCCCCATTCCGTTGGTTTCTACTCGTGAGTAACTTACTTTGTTATCGTTTAGCACCATTGCACAACGTGGAATTGTTACATCAACATTTGCCTTCGTGAACACTACATCGGTTATAAACACATCTTTGTTAACAACGTGACCGACTACCATACACAAGAAATCGCCTCCCTCGTCTGCTACGTCAATGTATGCGAATGCGCCTTCACTATGTTTTTTAACCGCTTCAATGTCTTTGAAGTAGCGTAAATCTTCAAACAAACGTCCTTTGATGTCGACTGGTGTTTGCATGTATTCGGCTTGCCAAATCTCCTCACGCGTCTTTTGCTTTTTCAACAAATACTCCTCCGTTGTCATTACGCTTTCACAAAATGAACGAAGCTCGTTGTCAACTTCAATAAGTGCCGGTACAATTATTTGTTTATCGTAATATCCTTGCTCGGCATTCTTTCCGATAATATCGTCACGAGTCCACCGCGTGCCAATATCAATCTCGGCGCATCCTGTTTCCTTTCGTGAATCGTGTGTTGCTTCTTTCCATGAATGCGTTTTCTCACGTATAGTTTCCGACATCGCGTCCTCCATTGAACGAAATAAGTCATCGGTGATTGCGAGCTTTGACGCACCGAACCCGATAATTGTACCGCCAACTCCTTGACCGAAATAACCTACTTGTTTAGATTGATTTGTGTTCCATCCGCTTACACTGGCTTTATCTTTTGATAGTGTAACGTGTGGAAATACCTTTGCGAACTTTTCGCTCTTTACAACGTCTCTTGCATCGTATGAAAGTTTTTCGGCTAATCGAGCGGAGCAAGTATTTCGCATAACGCTTTCCTCTGGGTATTTACCAAGAATCCAAGCGCAAAAAAGAGTTGTTATGTACGATTTTCCTGCACGCGGTGGAAGTGATACCGAAAGCGTTTTGATGTCGCCATCTGCAACTTCTTGGAACGCTTGCGCGATTTCCTTCAAGAATGGACGCGCCTTGAAAAAGTCGTAATTGTAGTAATAGCAAAAAAGTACGAAATTGTCTTTTGCTCCAAGTCTTAATATTTCCTCGATTTCATTATAACTTGTCTGCAATTTGTTGGATTATTTCGGTAGGTATGTGTTGAGCAACCTGGTTCAATTTTTCGTGATCGCTAGTGATGTCCAATTTGTCACCGTACTTTTTCGGTTGCATTTTGGAAAGCATCCATTTGCGTGTATCGATTTGCAATTTATTACGGTGAATTACATTGTGATTTGTGCGCTCGTTGCCATCAGCATCGACAAAGACATCTTTATCTTGTTTGTCGGCTAGTTCTTTCATTTCCTCAAAAATCAAGTCCGCGCGTTCTTCACGCGCGCGCGTGTATTGCTTTCTATTTAATTCATCAGAATCTATCCAATCATAAAATTGTTTAGAATCAACGTCAATTCTTTCCATTGCTTTCCTTGCGCTAAGTCCTTCAAACTCAATTAATTGCAATACTTTAAAAAAGTTTTCGGGTGTGTTCTTAACAGGTTTTGGACCTCGTTTTTTCGGGGGTGTTTTCGGTGGTGTTTTTGATGTCGTTTTCTTCCTTTCCATATTTGAATGTTTAATCAAATTTACAAAATATTTGCCCATAAAAAAGGAGTTGCCATGTCAAACAACTCCTTTCCTAACCAATCAAACAAAAAACGAATCGATGTAAAACTACAAATTAAATTTATGTGAGTCGATGAACTTGTAAAATTTAGAAACGCCGTCTCTTTGCTCACGTCTTACGCTGAATGTCAAAATACGACCTCCAAGTGGCTTTGGTGGTGCGCCTCGTTCAACGTGCCAACCTCCGGAACCTGTTCCGTATTCTTCTTTATAAGTTCCTGTAATCATTAAGTGAAGTTGACGTTGTATAATTTCATAACCTTTTACGCCTATGTGTCTAATGCTTTCGCGAACATCGTTACGCGCTGCGTTTTCGTGAATATGTCCCATTGTGAAAACATCAAAGTCTTCGCACATTTCCAAAGCTCGTGTTAAGTTGATTGCTCCTTTTGTTACGACTCCACCGCCTCCGGATCCGTGAAAGTATTTTATCTTGCATGAAGCTCCACCGCCTGATTTACTTTTGTCATCTAAATTGATGATAAGCCAACCGCCGTAACCTCCGACTTGAACGTTTGTGTTATTCGTGTAATTTAGCAAATCAACAAAGCGACGCAAAATGTCGGTTTCCTGCCATTTGATTATTGCCGTTTCGTGATTACCATATCCAATAACGGTTATCAAATGCGCATAAGGTGAAAACCATTCAACAGCAGTTTCGACAATTGAATCGAGATATTTCGAGTTATTGTGTTCTGGACGAATGTCATCTTTTGACGATCTACGATCACCGCGACCTTGCATCAAACAAAACGTGTCTCCATTAAGCATGATAGGTATGGAATTTTTCAAGCAATAATCCATGTGCTTTTTCAGTAAATCCCAATCGCATTTTGGATTATCCCAGTGTAAATCGGAAAGGATTGCGAGTTTAAAATTCTTTCCGCCAACCTTCAATTGGTGAACGTTCTTACCGTGTTTGATTAGCTCCATTTACAAATTTTTTATAAATGTAAAGAAAAAGCCAACCTTAGTGGTTGGCTTGTCGTTATTTCTTTTTGAATAACTTGCCCATGAACATCCTTACGATAAATCTCGCTTTTCTTTGTTCGGGGTGCGCTCCAATTATTTCGAGTAGTTTCGTGTACATAGGCAAGCGTGAAACCGCTCGATTGAACGCCCTATCTCGTAAAGCTCCATCAACAATAATACGCCCGATTTGCTCGTATTGCTTATTTGATAATCCGTTTTGGATTGTCTTTTTGCGTGTAAAAAACGCTTTGATTCTAGAAAACATAAGTCAAAAATTTATAAATGCTAATGAATATCAATAGCATCAAAACGCGGTAAAGCCCGAGCAATGCTATCCAGTGCTTGTCGTGATTCTTTGCTAAGTCCTGGTGCCATTTGTTTTTGATAAACGGAAACATGTACATCCAAATTCTATCGGCAAAAAACAAGTATGCCCATGCAGGAAACAAAACAATGAATGCCGTTATTTGTGGTGCTCTTTTCATCTCTTGCGATTATATTCGTTTACAATTAAAGCACACCAAAACGTGACAAAAATACCAAGCAATCCAACAATGGGAAGCCTAAATACTTGCGATGTTCTCCATGATCGTGTTCCAACTTTGTTAATTAGGTTTTGACCTGTGGCGTAGGAATACATCCCTATCAGCCACCAAAAAAATAGTATTGTCATATCAAAAATTTATCAATTAATACCCCAAGCGCAATTACAATAATTAACGCTCCTGAAACGGCAATACCTAGCATTGACGCTTCATAATTTTCTTTTCTTTTGTAGCTCATTTGCTTTTTCGTTTATTTCGATTAAACTTCTCCATGAACTCAATCATGTTGCCAATTGTTCGGCTCGATATGCTCCCATTTCCATTGATGAAGTCATTTATCTTGACGCTGTTATTGTAGCCGAATGAATGACAAATCATGTGCGGAGTCATGCCTGGATTCGCTAAGCAAAAAGCAATGACTTTGTTTACGAACTTAGTTTCAAATTTAGTTTGTAGGCTCATCTTCTTGTGTTGCGTATTGCGTTGTAAAATAGTCTAAAATTTTGGTTTCTACGATTGATTTTACTTCTGGCAATGTCGTGTAGTTAATTTCATCGTTGAACAATGCGACACGAGTTTTTGCGCCTTCAATCATATTATCAGCCACAAGTAACTTCATTTTGATTTCTCGGTCATCCACATCGGTGTACGTTTGTTTCACAATAAAGAACTTTTCACCTTCACCTATAAACTCATCACAATCGAAACGGTCCATTTTCATGATGATAAATTCACCTCGAATTACGCTAGCCAAATGCTCATAAACTTGTGCTTCACAATCGGTGTAGCTTTCAGCATCGAACAAATACAATTCGCTTACTCGTTTAAATGCTCCGTTGTCAAGTTGTTTAGTGTACTTGACTTTTACTAAAAATCGTTGTTTCATTCTAAAAATTATTAAGGTTTAAAATTTGGTTTTTTGTGGCGATTGTTACCGGAATTCCAAAAAGCATTTCAATTCTTTCCTTAAATTCTTTTTCATTTGAAAGCCCATCCGATAAATGAAGTAAAACAATGTTATTGCATTTTGAAAGATCCATTCGAAAAAGGGTTAAAATTGCTGTTTGTAAGCTCATATGAGATCGCAAACGCCGGCGATTGATAAACGTTTCTGATTTTGATTTGATCAATTCCTCACAATAATTTGTCTCGATCATTACGCAAGTGAATTGCCATGATTTCAAATTCCAAATTTGCTTATAACTATCAGTCAAGAAAAACACTTTTTCGGCTCCTGCTTCAATGATAAATCCAAGCGTGTCGATGTCATGCGAAGCGTCAAACGAACTTACTTTAAATTCATTGATTTGCTTTTGTTGACCGTTCTTTAATATGCCGTATCGCAATTCGCTTGGCGTTTTCATTTTATCAAAAGTTGCACTGGAAGCGAATAGCGGAATGCCTAATTGTGAAACTTGGTTCATTGACTTTGAATGATCCAAATGGGCGTGCGACACAATTGCGCCTTTAATCTTAAATACATCAAAATCAATCGCCTGTTTTACTTCATCCACCTTCACCCCGCACTCGATTAAGAGCGCGGAGTTTTGGCTTTCTAGAATGTAGGAATTTCCGACACTACCGGATGAAATGATTTTCAGTTTCATCATCAAAAGTCTGGTGAAGGTGTGATTGCTGGATTTTCTTGCGGTTGTTGCAACTCAAATGTAATGTCTTGACTTGCCGTTTCAGTTACAATCTCGTGTTTCACATCTTCCGTTGTGTTTGCTGGCTCGTGATTGAATTCGTCTTGAACATTGCTCAAACTAGCAAATTGTGCATCAATTTTTTGACTATCAATGATAACATCATTGTAAGCTGCACGGTAAATTGTTTTGTATGCCATTTCATCGTACCATCCTTCAACTTGTTCTTTTCCAACTTTTTTACCGCCTGACCACACATCTTTTTCACCACCCCAAAACTCGGCACTTGCGTATTTCGGTTTGCGTTTTTCAATGTCCGATTTCGTAAAAACTCGAATGTTGTTTGATTTTGAATTAGCGTACTTCTGGCAATAAAAGCCACCGATTAGTTCACCGCGATCAAAAGGATTCACAACCTCAAATAAATACGAATCGTTTTTGTTGTTCGCATCCTTCTTGATTAACTTAAAGATGTCGTTTGCGTAAACTAGTTCAACAATCACATCTTCTAACGTGTCAAGACCGTATTTAATCGCTTTCAAAGCAAGTCCACGATACCCAATAATTGGCGTAATGTCAAACTTGTTTGTGTGATTGTTTTTGTACGGAATCAAGTTAATGTGATTCGGTTGCAATGGGTCAAGTCCAACGCTTGCTAACGGTACAACTTGCATTGCTAACGCATTGATGTTAATATTCTCCCAAGTGTACGCCAAAGACTCGCGTTTGTCCTCTGGTGTTTTCATTCGCTTCGTTTCGGCAAGTGCCAAACTTTGGTCGAGCTTAATGAAATAGTTGTTGATTAACTTTTGTTGGTATTGTGTTAAATCCATTTTCCCAACTGATCCTTCGAACTCTTTTACGACTGCTTGTGTAAATCGTTCACTTGCTGATTTTTTTGCAACTGCCGGTTGCAGGTTTTCTGTTTTTGACATATTTATTTATTTATTGGTTTTTACAAATATAAAACTTTATAGTTAATTACGCAAATGGTAGCTCACCTAAATACAAATCAGTTTCGATTAATTCCATAATTACTTCCTCATGTTCAATGAGCATGATTTGCAAAATGGTATATCTTGTATTGTCTTCTCGGTCAAGAGTTCCATCTAGAAATAGACTTTTAGCCATTTCGCTGTGAATGTGCATTGTTTTAAACGTTGAGTTAAAACACGTTTTGGTCATTAAACCACCTTGTTTACTTTTTGACATTATTTCCGTTTTTATTGGTTAATAGTATTTCTCAGCGCCTCTACAATAATGCTATCTTTTCTCAGCGTCAAAACTCTGCCTTCGTCAAGATGTTTAATCATGTCTTCAATCACTTCTTTGAGTTCGTTATATTTTTCGTTTTGCTTTGTCTCCATTTCTTTGGCTTGATTGATCAGTTCATAAAATTTAGGTGCTGAAATTCTAATATTTGCATCTGCTATTTTTGAACCAATTTGTTGTTCTAACCATTCTACTGGTGTTTGCATTGTTCTTGTTGGTTGAGAGTTAGTAATTCTTGTTCTTTTTGCGCTTTTATTTCCTTAAGTCTTTCAATTCGCTTTTTAATTCGTTCAATTTCAAATTGCTCAAATGATAAAATAGTATTTGAGCAATTCAATTGATTAGCTTGTATAGATTCCATTTCTAGTTTATTACGGTTAATACTTTTTTACTTTCATCAACTTTCAAGTTGATCACCTGGCACTCGGTTTTGATTAATGAAACAATACTTTCGCGTTGGTCAATGAATACCGGCGCAAAAATTCCAAAGTGATAGTTAAGTGCGTTGATTACGTCAAGTCCTGCGTTATACTTCATTGCGGTATTCAAGTCATTGAACGGTGTTCCGTTTACGATTGCTTCGCACGTGTCGGCAAGTCCTCCATTTATTTGCTCGTCAAACATCTTCCATCTCACGATTGAAAACTTCGAGTTTACTCGTTGCTCGATTGTTTCGATTTGAATTTTGTTGTACTGATCAATCTGCATTTCAATCTTTTCACAACTCGCTACCTCTTGCGCAAGCGTGCGTTGTTGGCTTTCTAATTCTGCAATACGCTCGTTTGTCTTTGCGATTTGATTAGCAATGTTAAGCGTTTGTTTTTTAGCGTCAATCTCTTGTGTAATCGTTGTCTTAGCTTCTCTCAAGTCGCTAATGTCTGGCAATTCAATTGAAGGAATTACTATTGATTCAATTTGCACTTTTAAGGCTTCAATTTCGGGTGTTGTCGTTGGTCGTTCACCGATGATTGACTTTTCCCATTCTTGCAAGTACGTTTTCTTTTGCTCAATTTGCGCTAAATAAACATCGCTATTTGACTTTATTTTATTGATTTGAGCTTCATACTTTTCAATCAATGTGTTATTGTTTTTGCCTTGCTCGCGTATTGAATCGAGTTGGTTTAACTTATCAACATTAAAAGCACTGCGAAGCTCCTCAACTTTACTTTCGTAATCCGGAAGTGATTGTTTACACGTTGGACAATTTTTGTCTTGACAATTCTCGTCAAACATCATATTGCTGACTTCAACGAAATGATCGCGCAACTTATTATTTTTCTCCTTTAAGTTTTCAATTGCTGATTGCTCAAAAGTAGTATCTATCGATGAACTTTGAACAAGCGTCTTAATCTCATTCTCCAACTCGGTACGTTTGGATTGAATCGACCAAGCGTATTGTTTTTCACTTTGGTTAAATTCATTTTGAAGCTCATTCAATTTGCCTTGAAGCTCATATTTTTGTTCCTGAACTTTCTTAGCTTGCTCTTGTGATTTCTCAACTGATTTCAATCGGTTTTGCATTTGCTCGTCAATTGAATTCAATTCACCATCAAGCGAAATGATTTCGTTTTGTACTGCGCACGCATCAACTGGTTCCGGCATGTTGTAGCGAGCTTCATCAATGCGCGGTTTGATTGTAGCTAGTTCTTCTTTAAGTTTCTTTTTCTTTGCTTGCACGACTTTCTTTTGCTCGTTTAGTTCATCACCTTTCGCAAGCATTTCGCGAAGCTCGTCAATGTTACCGTTCATTTGCGAAACGATTTCATCTGTTTTGATTTCACCCGCCATTGATGAAAGGATTTTCCTGCGCTCGTCCCACTTCATTTTTTCATTAAAGTACAAAGGATTTGAAATGATTTTAGAAATGTTCTCATCAATCATTTCCGACACACTGGTTTGATATTCGCCTTTTGACTTTGGAACATCATTTACAAAGAACGTTGTTTCGTGTCCTGTAAGCTCTTCTAAATCATTCCCGCGTTTAGTTACCCACTTTTCACGATAAACGCGCTTAAAAGTGATTATTTTGCTATCTACGTCAAATGTACCTACGACTTCGTGTTCAAGTTTTGGTATTGCGCGGTTATTCTCGTCAAGCGTCTTAATTGCAAAGTCGTTTTGATCATGCGAGTTTTTACCGTACAATAGCCAAGTGTACGCGTCAAAGATTGTTGATTTACCTACTCCATTCGTGCCGACAATATCGGTTTCATGTGTGAAATCAATCGAAAGGTTGGTGATTTTCTTGAAATTACGGAGTTCAAGTCTCGTTAAAGTTACTTTTTTCATAGCGTTGTATTAAAGAATTTAAGCAAATATAGTATAATTATTTATACTAAAAACATTTTAATGTGAATTATTTTCAAGTTTTTT